GTGCAGTTGGTTTCAATCGCCCTGACGGCATTGAACGCAGCGTCAAAGTCTTTCTGGTTTAAGGTCTCCGTCAGCACACGTTCTAGCTGATGGATTCGGTGCACATAGTGCGACCAGTCTTCAAGTTTCATGTTTGGCCTCGGTGATAGGTGGGCGGTGTCGCATACGCAGCCGCCCCTACGCCTAACGTGCAGCTCGCTGATGTCCGGCAGCTCACTGCTCCTGACGCGACTCAGGGTGGGAAACAATCTCTTCCCGTACCAATCGGCAAAACTCTTCGAGGCTCATCACGACAAGCGTTTCTTTGCGATCTGCACGAATCATGAGCACAGGCCGCAACTTCTCGCCTGCTGACTTTACAGCCTGCTCCCACCATTCGTACACCGCAATCGACTTCCTACGCTTGCACTCGATGCTGTACGGCGGCAACTTGATGTCATCACCGCCATCACGCCACTGATCAAGGTTGCGCTTGCAATCCACGCCGAGAGATTCTCTTAGCGCGTTAACAATCTCTCGCTCGAAGGTGGCACCTCGAAGTCTGCTGTTTGCCATCAGAACGGTACTGCGTCGTCGTCACGCTTCTCTTGCGGAAAGCCTGGTCGGAAGTTGTCGATAGCGATGCTCATGATCTGGCCTCGGTCAGTGTTGCGCAGCCAGCCAGCAATCTTGTGCTGTACGCCGTCGATGTTGATAGCACCGTGATGCGTGGGCGCCTTCGGGTGCTTCTTGTACTCGTTCACGAACAGGACGCCTTTGCCCTCTTCAACTTGCAGTGCCATATCTAGTCTCCTTGCTTAGATGGTATCGAGCGTGCTCTTTACCGTTACTTCTGACCATTTCGGTCGTTATCACATGCCCCTCTTTCCGCAGCTCGTCGATGCGGGAAGCCAGCCTCATGCACCCAATGTGCTGCAGAGCGTCCTGCGGCGTTATTGGCCCCTTCTCTAGCCACTGCAGGATCGCCTGCGTCTGCGTCATTCCTGCGTAAATTGCTCGACGGCTGCCAAGTCCGTAGTCAGGAGCTTGTTGTCGGTTTTTTTTTCAGCATCGACCAGAGCATCAGGCGGAGGCGGATGCATCGACATCAGCTTGGCCTGCTCGACCTTCTCCAACTGGTTGAACGCCTCCTCGTTCACGATCTTGAACTTGCGCGCCTTCTCAAAACGCTGCGCCGCGGTGAGCTTGGGACTGGCTGAGATACGCCCTAGCATCGAGATGTAGGCGTTCTTCCAATCCTCAAGCGTGTCATGCCTTGAGTACGGTTCATCAGTACCTGGCGTCATCAGTGCGAATGGCTTAGAGCTGTCATCGACGAACCCGACCAATTGAGCAGCCGGCGTGACATCCATAGGCTGACGCACAGCACCAGGAATAGTCTCAGTCTCCGTCTCGTCGAGCATCCCGAGACCGCAGTGAGCGAGCACAGTGCGGCGGATAGCCTTTGTGGTTGCCTTCATCATGGCGTTGGCGAGCGCATCGCCCTTGAGACCACCGATGCTGACGGCACCCGTGTTTTCGGTGGAGCGCTGCTGCTGATCGGTGACACGCACTGACACCATGAAGATGTCTTCAACCTTCTCGCGCTGCGTAATCTGCACTGACAGTCCGCGAGTGCCGCACAGTTGCTGAGTGGCAGTAGCGTTGGCGTACAGCACCTGCTTGCCATTCAGCGTCAGCAGGTCGAATGGCTTAGCACTAGGGTCAAGTCCTGCCTGCTGACAGCGGTAGTTGTAGTACGCGACTCGCTGCTCATTGCTGAGACCTTTGAGATCGCCATTGATGACTAGACTGCTGATGACAGCAGGGTCTAGCGTCATGAGTTCTGTAGACATGGTGCCCTCACTTAATCAGGAATCGACGCGAACCAGGCGTCTCAACAACAAAGCGGTCGTAGATGTCAGGCATCGACTGCTTGAACAGATCGGCAGAAAAGCGCTTGCTTGCCTTTGCCGTCTTCCACGTTGCCAGCACGCTGCCGTCTGGAGACACCAGCTCGCTGTGCTCTTGCATGTAGGACTGGACGAATCCTTCCAAGCGTTCAATCTCAGGCTCATAGCTCTTAACGTCAGCTTTGAGCGCTTTGAGGGTAGCGATAGCCTGCTCGATGTTCTGATTCGCTGTGACGCTTCCAGCGCGATCCTGGGGCCATAGCTTGCGTGCTTCCTCCGGCGTTTCTGGCAACGGCGGGTTCTTCGCCTGGATGCGCCCCCACAGTTCAGCTTCGACCTTAATGAGATCATCGATCTGCTGCTCGCTGAAGTGCAAGGGAAACAGACAGAACTCTTGACCACCGAACAAGACAGCCAGATACACCATATCCATGCCCATGACCGCAGCTTCGTGTAGGCACTGGTAGTAGTCTGCGGGTGGAACTTGGTCGCTTCCCTTCTCACCGAACTTGTTACGCACCGCCGCGTTGTAGTTCTTGGCCTCGATAAGAGCACGCCCATCGACCGTCACGAAGTCGAAGTGACTGCGCATCCATCTTTCTTCGGGATGCTGCACAACGGTGTCGCCCAGGTCTTTAACTTCGACGCCGAGTTCTCGCGCTGCCAGCTCGCCGATGATGGGCTGCATGACATGCCCCATCTGCACCGCCTCGATGCCAGACAAATCGGGAGGGTCAGCCTCGCCTATTTTCTCCAAATAGACCTGGACGGCATTGCCGTTTGCAATCTTGCGTGCGTCGGTCGCCCAGATGGCTTGCCGACGTTCCACTACGTCATAGCTCATGATTGTTCTCCGTTAGGTTTTGGTCTTGCTTGGTGCCGATGTTCCAGCAGCGTGAGCGTTCGATAAGCGCATCTGCAAAGCGCAGCAAGTCTTCGCGCTCAAATGTGTAGAGCTGGCGCTCACGATCCCACTCGCAGCCATGCTTGTAGGCGAGCATCGCAATCTCTTGCCAGAGCATGATCAGAACGGGGGATTTTGAGTGTCAGGATCGACGTAGACATCCGGTGCCGGAGTCCACAACCGACCTTCTGTCGCGCACCTGGAATCACTCATGCGCATCGACGTGCAAAACAGCATCGTCTGTTCACCAGTCACCAGATCATAGGTCTGGGACTTCTCATGCGAGCACAGCTCGCCAACCTTCCAAATGCAGTCCCTGCAGAACCGCAGTGGCTTTTTCATCTTGCATCTCCTCTAGAAGTTAGGACGATAGTTTTGATGCAGATACAACAGTAATGATTAGGTACGACTAGGTCAAGAACTTTTTTGTGAATCTCCCGCGACGGTCTCTAGGCTTGTGCGTCTTCAGCGCCCAGCTCCAGTCTGCCCAGAGGGCGCCGAGCAGTACGCCGGCGACAAAACCGAGGACAGCTTCAACCATGATCAGTCTCCTTGAGAGATTGGACGCGTTGGCCTATCCAGCGCATCACTGGCACTGCCATGCTGTTGCCTAATGCTTTGTATCTTGGCCCGTCTGGTGTGTTGTCTTGAATGTCAGTGTACCCGTCAGGGAATCCTTGCAAACGTTCGCACTCGATGGGCGTCAGGCGGCGGACTTGCATGGCGGCCTGGTAGACCGCGCCGACCTGCTGAGTGACCTCGCTGCTCTGAGGACTGCGGCTCGGGTCGTTTGATGCAGTCAAGGCGGGGGCTACCGGCTGCATCACCCCCTGCGTGCCGTTGTGCGTGTCCACCGGCCCCGTGCGGTCTTGCCAAGCATCTGGGTCTTGCCGGGTGTTGAAGCCGATGGGCTGCGCTACCAGATCGGTAGCGTCATCGAAGCCGCCCCCGATGGTAGGCGTCTGAGCCGGGACGAACAGCCCCGCCCCCCCCAGCGCGTGCTGATCCTCAAGCCCTTGCTTGCTACCGAAAGAAGCGTTTAAGGTGCAGGCAACATCTGCGGGCCATCCGGCGACATACCATCCGTCTTCGGTGTGGCCCGGGCGACTGACTCCAGTGCATTCTTTAGAGAGGGTGGGAGTTGTTTGCCCCGTTTCTCGGCTCGGCGGAGGATGCCCTGACATGCTTTCGCGCTCAAAAAGAACCGCTGCGGCAGGTCGCC